CCCAGATTCTATCCTCTGATGCCCGGATACGTAGGATTCCTGAGTCAGAGTTGATGCCTTTAAATGATAACACCTTAGCTCTCTTGTACTCTAAAATAACTTCGCAGGCATCCTTTGAAATTCTAATCACAACAACTGAGATTTTGGTGTCCAGGTGTTACAGAATCTTACAGCAAGTTGGCCACAGTGACGAGACCCCTGTTATTAACCAACAATGGACATTCAAAAATAGCAGATTTTGTTTAGGGAGAGTGGATTTCCTCACACCCGTGTGGTCTGATGGTTTTTCAACCAAGAACTGGGATCATTGTTGGTCCTGGCATTTACCAGCAAATTATCTGAACATGGATGAGGATATCGAAATGGACATTTCTATACTGGCAAACACAAGTTTTTACACACGAAATGGCAGGTATCTTTCTGGTTGTTATTGCAAATTGGGCTTACATATTTATGATTATAGCAATGAGGCTCCTACATGGGATGACCAGAATTTTGAGTATTTTGGGGAATTCCCTAACATAGGGTCTTATAATCACAGCGACTATTTGAACACCAATTCACCAACGCCACGACTCGCCACAAAACCACCAACTCGTACCACAACTGCAGCTCCGTCGGAAATAATCGGTACTCTCAATCCTCATCCTATTAATCCAACCAACTATTCGACACTCAATCTAATGGGATCCTTTTGCAATATAGACTCTTCGTATGATCAGTGGTTAAGTATTTTTGTAAATCATGATAAAGAAAAAATCGCTGGTTGTAATCTCTATCTAGGTGCCACGATCAATGACTCACCTGAGGTTTTGGTTAGTTTCCAACGAGGAGAGGCCCTTCCTTATGTTCTTTCGATTGTCTTGATGGTTGGTGCAAACTCTAGCAATGATCTTTACCTTGATTGTGGTAGTATGAGGTTCGTGCTTTCACAGAAGGAATGCTTGATCACAGAAAGTCGTTCTTTTAATTCAGTCACTAGTGTTCTGTTCATCTGGGTCGCATTCAACCTCGTCTATATGCTCGTTTGGACAATAGTCAGAATCAGAACACTTCTTTTTCAACCATAAATCTGAATTACTTGATTTAAAATAGGGTCTTAATTTTTCATATGAAAAACTCAATAAAATAATTGATTTAATCATGGATAAAAAGTTCTCTGAAGAAATTGGAGAAGCTCTCAATGAAGCATCTTCTACTAAACTATCAGAAGAAGAAAAATCTGCCTCGAACCTTGAAGATCCCTCGTCTAAAGTGCATTACATATCTAGAATGGAGAAACGGTGTACATTAGCCAGAAAGGTGGTTTACCTGTTCTCTCGATTCAGAAAGACTTTAGAATCCCATCAACACTCGGTGGAATACCATGTTTTCCTGACAGTTGTGAATGAACTTGCGTCCGAAGTTCACTTTGAGATTGCACAGCATTACCCCCTTCTCTTTCAACAAGAAAGAATTGCATGTCTTGATCAAATCAAAACAGGAGCCACCCTTGCTGCTAATTATAATGAAAAAGGATTTACAACATTACCGAGTCAAGCAGTTATGAAATGGTTCGAGGATTCAGAAAATGAAGCTTTTTTCATTCTCTTCCCCTACACTCGCCCAATCACATATATTTGAATGAGGGATAATAAAAACTCAATACAACAGTTGATTTTAAGATGTTCATAAGTCGAGTTACCATGAATTTTGTGGTTGAAGGACCACTTCCAGCGTCCACTGATGTGGTCATCGCTGCTTCCATTGCCACATTGGCAAGAGCAAAGCTCCCAGAGGGTATCTTTCCTTTCTTATGTTCACACATCATAAATGCACTAATCAATTCAACCCCTCATCAAACAGTTCCTTCTTTGGATAGAATTAGGACATCTTGGGTTGTGCCTGATTTTAGAGGGAAAACATTCCTCAACTCCATTGATGAAAAATGGATTGAAGCCCCATTACTAACATTGGGAAACTCTCATAGTATGTCGACACTCACTTACCTGACTTCAGAGAATTACGAAACTGACAATGTTCAAGAAGCTTCTTGGGTGATCCAATTGATCTTAACTCGTTGGGCGGTGTCCTTATGTCCTAGGACCCCGGCAATGGAGCAAACTGCTATGTCCTTCAGCCCTGTTTCTATCGACATTGAACCATTGAGGGGAATGGTTAAAGAAACACTCTCGAAATTATTGGGACATTGAAGAGACATATAAAAAACTCAAACATAAACAAGATCTATCAATGGAAATCGAAATTAACAATGACACTGCAAATGTCAACCCTGGGCTTGGGTCTGGTAGTAGCTCCTTCTTAGCTGATTCAGCCACTCTTCTCACAACTTCTAGCACTAAGGTAAAACCGTTGGTTGTCCCTCCTCGGCCCAGTTTAGCAGCTAAAGCAAAACAAGTTGAACCTAAGAACAATGTGTCGATTGATCAAAACATCAACACCAAGGAAAATGGAAGTGGAAAGTCTAACAAAGAAGTACCCACTGATCTAACTGTGCAGGCATCCGAAGGTATAAATCCTATGGACACCTCAAATGAAACTTCGTTAACAACTAATCAAGACTATTCAGTTGGAAGATCATCTGGACCTAGGAAGGAAGAGCAGCAACGAAAGGAAGAGATGATGATTGCCAACTCTTTGAGGAACAGTTCTTTATTGAGTCGAATTAAATGGATCGTCAAGCAACCAACACCTGGTTTCTACTGGGAAGGTCCTTACTTCGGGTTTGTCCCGTACTCTGAATCAATTTCAAACGAAGGGTCAAGGTATACATGTTGTCCAGATCATTCGATTTTTGCTAATTTCATTGATAAGGAATCAAGTATCCAATTACTCTATGGACCACACGGGGATCGGTACGACAATTTGAATAGTCTAGTGAGGATGGATCATTACATGAGATCTCCTGTTGTACCCGCCGTTCTAAAACAATTGAGCAATTCAAATTCAAAGGAAGTCTCCCAGTCCATAGCTTCGAAAGATTTCGGACGGTGGGCTCTTAATATCCCTAAGAAGGAGATTGAAACCTGTCTAACTTACTGGGCTCGTGTTATCCAGAGCCCCAGTCTGTTCTATCTTATTGAATCTTTCAAGAAGATCGATAGCCACCTGTATGAAATCGAAATGGAATGTGATGAAGATTGCCCATTCCACCCACACAATCAAATTGATCAACAAACGGATTCAGAGGAAGAGCAAGATTTCCCATTAGAGATCAGAGTAGCTTGTGGTTTTTTCAAAATGAAGAAAATCAATTCTTTGGTCGGTCCTAAAATGATCTCTTCTACCAACTCGATGTTGTTTAAATACAATATTGCACGCATCATGGATAATTGATACTGGCTTGAGATTTCGTCAATGCAACCCACAGTTACTTAAAAGAGTTAGCTGTTGAGATCCATTCATAAAAGTGCATACGTGCCGATAACCATTTAATTTTAAAAACTCAAAAATATATCTAGGTTATACGCAAGGGTATGTCGTACACATGTTTTTCTTCTTTTTCTCCTTTAAACCATCAAACTATCAATCTTCAGGAGTTGCATTTAAAGCCAAAACTGAGAGATTGGAG